CGCCTTCGTCGATGCCGACCTCTACTCGATGAGCCTCGGCACCACCGGCACGTTGGTTGCCGGGGGCTCCTTGGTCGGGCGGGCGCAGACCATCGTGACGGCGCAGGAGATCCCTGAGCCGGGATCGCTGCTGCTGCTGGGAACGGGACTGCTCGGCTTCGGTTGGCTGTATCGGCGCCGCAATGCGGCATTAAACGCGGCGTAGCCGGCCGTGATCCGTGCGCCGATCACCATCATCCTGCTCGGCACGCCGACGCCCTTCGCCCGGATGCGCCTCAGCCGTGGCGGCGTTCACTTCGTGCCCACCGAGCAGCGCAACGCCACGGCTGCGCTGCGCTACGAGGCGCAAGCCGTGATGCAGTTGCTCGGCGCCGCGCTGTTCGACGAGCCGCTGTCGCTGCATCTCCTGGCCGAGTTTCCGGTGCCGGCAAGCTGGAGCAAGAAGAAGCGCGACCGCGCCATCCTCGGCGAGGTCCGACCCGCCGGCCGTCCCGATATCGACAACCTCTACAAGTTGGCCGCCGACGCCATGAGCGGCATCGTCTACCGCGACGACGCGCTCGTCGTCGAGTGCTGGCTGCGCAAGGTCTACGGCGTTCAGCCGAAGCTCGTCGTCACCGTCGCGCCGATCTTTGCGCCCGCCGCCGTTAAGCCGCCGCGGGCCAATGCGGCGCACCGGCCCGGCGAGCTTCCGTTGCCGGTGACGGCATGACAGCAGGCCCGAACCAGCTTCTAGCGCCCTTCCCGTTTTTCGGAGGGAAAAGAAATATTGCGCTCGACGTTTGGGCGCGCCTCGGCGGCCCGGCGCAATACATCGAACCGTTCTGCGGCTCGGCAGCGGTTCTCCTGGCGGCGCCACGCCCGGCCGCGCTCGAAGTGGTCTGCGACGCATCCGGCTTCATCGCAAACTTCTGGCGCGCCGTCAAAAACCAACCCGCCGCCGTCGCCGAGTGGGCCGACTACCCTGTCTCACATATCGACCTCGGCGCCCGGCACGTCTGGCTCGTGGCGCAGATCGAGCGCATCGCCGCCTTCCTGCAAGACCCCGACTGGCCGGGCGATCCAAAGGCCGCCGGTTGGTGGCTCTGGGGGCAGTGCTGCTGGATCGGCTCGGGCTGGTGCGAGACGCCACGACCTAACATCAACGGCAAAATCCCGCACACCGGCGACGCCGGCCGGGGCGTCCAAGCCATCGGCAGAATCCCCCACACCAGCAACGCCGGCCGGGGCGTCCAAGCCATCGGCCAGGTGCCGCACACCAGCAGCGCCGGGATGCTAACGTCATCCGGCCGCACCGCCAGGCAATGGCTGCACAAGCTCGCCGCCCGGTTGGAGCGCGTGCGCATTGCGCACGGCGATTGGACCCGGTGCCTAAACAACCATTTCGGCGGTACCGATACCGCGGTCTTTCTCGACCCGCCATACCGCGCCTACGAGCGCGTCTATAGCTCGGCAACGCCCGTCGCCGATGCCGTGGCCGAGTGGGCGCGCGCCCACTCGCACCTCCGCATCGCGCTCTGCGGCCATGCCGGCGACTACGATCTCCCCGGCTGGGACGCCGTGCCGTGGAGCCGCGGCAAGTTCACCTATGGCGGCAGCAACACCACCGACGCCGAGTGCGTCTGGTACTCGCCGGCCTGCTTCGGCAAGCAACGCGACCTGTTCAGCTTCGCGCGTCTCTCGCCCGAGGAAGACGAGGCCGACTCCATTGCCTCTTACAGCGCCGCGGTGATCGCCATCGGCGAGCGCGTCAAGAACGGCGCACCCGTGCCCGAGTTCATGCTGTCGCGAAAGAACCTAATGACGTCATCCGAGCCATGAGCGCCGAGTTCGACCTCGCCGAGGCGATTTACGCCGAGATCGTCGCCGACACCAGCGTCGCCGTAGCGCTCGATCTCTGGCGGCAGCGGCTGATAGGGGACGACCTCGCCGATATGCGTGTGTTGCTCGCAGCCGTCGCCGCATCCGCCACCGAGGCCGTGCTCGCCCGCCGCCAGAGCGAGGCCGCCCGCACCGGGCCGTGGGGCGATTACGAGGAAGAAGACGGCTACCCGGGCTCGCTGGTGCCGCGAAAGCGAGACGCGCCATGAGCGCCCCCGGCATGCTCGTCACACTCCTGCTGGCCGCCATGCTGCTCGCCGCCGCAATGCTGCACTGGGCGGGGCCATGAGCGAGCCGGCGCGCGAGCAATGGCAGATAACCAGCACGGCGGAATGGCTGGAGCGCAGACGGCTCGACGTGACGGCATCGCGGCTGCCGGCGCTATTCGGACTGAATCCATATTTGAGCCGCGAGCAGCTCGCCGACATCATGCGCGGCACCACCGGCACCGGCACGGGTTCGGTTCCCGACAGCCCCGCCATGCGCCGCGGCCGCATCTTGGAGCCCGCCGTTGCCGCCGCGCTCGCCGAGGAACGGCCCGATCTGCCGCCGCTGGTCAAGGCCACGACGTATCACCGCGTCCCCGAATGGCGCCTCGGGGCAACCCCGGACTATTGGTGCGGCGACGAGGGTCTCGTCCAGTGCAAGACAGTCAGCCCGCACCAGTGGCAGGCGTGGCACGGCAAGGTGCCGACCGGCTACGTGATACAGACGCTCTGCGAGATGATGGTGACAGGCCGCGCCTGGGGCCTCCTGGCGGTACTGGAAGTGTCGCCGAGCTATCCGCTGCATGTCGTCGAAGTGCCCCGCCACGAGGCCGCAGAGCGCCGCATACTGGATGCTGTCGCCAAGTGGTGGCGGGCCTTCGATGCCGGGGAAATCGCCGGCACCGCACCATCCGCCGAGCTTGCCGAGATGCTCGACGACGGGTCGTCGGTCGACCTTTCGACAAATAACTATTTCGCCGCCGCACTGCCCGAGCGCGAGCGGCTGAAGGCTGAAATCGGCAACATGGAAAAGAACGTCGCGGTGATCGACGCCGCGCTGAAGACCGCGATGGGTAGCGCCAGCACTGGCTGGTGCAACGGGTGGAATATCTCGTGGAAGACGCAACACCGGCGCGAAGTCTTAATCCCGGCAAAAGATATCCGCGTCCTGCGCGTGCGTGCCGTCAGCGAAGAACAATTCACCGAACAGGAGGCAACCGATGTCGAAGCCTAAGCTCTTCGACTATGCCGGCGAACTACACAAGCGAGGGTTCAGCACTGCGACCCACCGCGACCTCATCATCGAGGTGATATCCGACCTCATGAAGCGCGGCGTATGGACACGCGCGGGCGGCACTTGGCAGGAACGTGTCAACGAGTGCCGACGCGCTATTATCGACGAAATTGATAGACGTAACGGAGGCTGCCATGCCGAGTGACGTTGTGCCAATCCGCCAGGGCGGCGACATTATGGAAGCCGTCATCACCAAGGGCGATCTCGCCAAACTGACGCCCATCGAGCGCGTAACGTACTACAAAAAAGTCTGTGACAGTGTCGGGCTGAACCCGCTCACCCGGCCGCTGGCATACATCACGCTGAACGGCAAGGTGGTGCTGTACGCACTCCGCGACGCCGCCGATCAGCTCCGCAAAATCAACGGCATATCCGTCGAGGTGGTCAGCCAGCGCGTCGACGGCGACATGCTGACGGTCCACGTCCGTGCGCGTGACAAAAGTGGCCGCACCGATGAAGACTTTGGTGTCGTCAGCATCGCCGGCCTGCGTGGCGAAGCGCGTGCCAACGCGACGCTTAAGTGCATCACCAAAGCCAAGCGGCGGGTGACATTATCCATCGCTGGCCTCGGCTTCCTCGACGAAACGGAAGTCGACGACATTCCCGCACGAGAGCGCTCCGATGCGCCATCAGACACCACCACCGACCTCGACCAGTTCGCTGCCGTCACAGGTGACGCCGAGGACTTTCCAGCGCGTGACATATTCGCCTTGGCGCATGCGGCGGCGGAGCGCGGCGCAGCGGCGTTCCGGGAGTTCTGGCGGAGCGGTCTGGAACCCTTCGAGCGGGATGCTTTGCGGCCCGGTTTGGGCGGCTACCAGAAGATCGCCGTCACCGCCGACGATCCGTTCGGGTTGCCGCCAATCGCACCACCAGAACAGCAGCAGGCAGAGCCCCCAATGTCTCAGCCTGATGCTGGGCCGGCGTCGGGTCCATTCCCCCACGACGCCGGCCAACCCATTGCCCCGGGCGATGTTTTCTCCGAACTCGACCACGAGGCGCGGGCTGCCACAAAGGAGGGCGTCGCCGCTTTCGAGAAGTGGTGGAAGACGCTGCGCCGCAGTGACGCCGACCTGATACGCGCACTCCGCGACGAGTATCACAGCCTCGCCGCCGAGGCCGATGCACGGCAGGGGCTCGCTCTGTGACATGGCCCGAAGCGCTGCGCCACGCCGACGCCCAGATAGCGCTGTGGCAGCGCGCCGGCATCGGCCCCGGCGAGGCGATGGTGGCACTGCACAACGAGGTGCCGGGGCGCTGGCAGCAGGTGCGCGAGCAACTGGCGGCGTGGGCCATGCTGCACCGCGACCGATGGGAGGATTGAATGCCCGCCAAAATACGCAGGATCGATTTCTCCCCCGACGAGTGGATCGCCGGCACGCTCGGGATGAGCCTAGAGGAAGAGGCGATCTACCTGCGCCTTGTGGTCCGCATCTACAGTCACGGCGGCGCGCTGCCGGCAGACCCGTCCGAACTGGCGAGATTATGCGGGGTCAGGCCGCAGACCATGCGGCGCATCTTGCCGAAACTCATGCCAAAGTTCGTCGAAACCGACGGCAAACTCACGTCAAACCGGTGCGAAACCGAGATCAAACTGGCACAAAACCGGATCGAAACAGCCCGGTTTAACGGGGCAAAAGGCGGTCGTCCCAATGACTTAGACAAACCGGAAGGTTATCCGCGTAGAAAAGCTAACCATCACTATCACCAGGGTAAGGAAGAAAGATTTAGCCATAAAGAGCTAAATCTTTCTGTCCTTACCCCGCGCGAAGCGACGCCGCCTCTGCCGTCGCAGGGCGACGGCGCCGCCGCCTCGCGCTCCCGAACCACCAAAGAACCGGAGGTCAATTCCGACGACCTCATCACCCCGGAGCAGAGAGCGGCCGGCCTCGCCGAATTCCACCGCGCGAAGGAGGCCGCTCGGCGCACAAGCCTCAATGGCCACGCAGGGGCAGCCGAATGAAGTACAGCGATATGTCCATCCCACAGCGCTGGAAGTGGCACGCCGAGGTCTACGCCCTGCGCCGCGTCCTGCTCGGCGTATTGCGCGATGTCCACACCTCGCCACCAGACCCAAAGGGCGAGTGGTACAACGAGCGCGATGTGGCAGAAGCCGAAGCGGCACTGCGCGCTCGTGTCGCCGAGCAATCCCAGCGCTGCCAAGCCGACACCGCCGCCAGAAATGCGACGCGCTACGCCGAGGCAGAGGAGTGGAGGAAGTCGGTCCAGCCAACCGATGTCCCGGGCTTCCGGCGGCCAGGCTTCCAACAGCCGGAGGCCGCCGAATGAGCCAGCGCCAATGGCCGCCGGAAGCCCTCGCGCTCTTCGCCGAGTACCGCGACCGCCGCGAGCCACACCGCCCGCTGGCATGCGACGACGGCCCGCGCTGCTGGGTGCGCGACGGCCCGCCCAGCATCTCCCATGTCGGCACCGGAGGCCAATGCACCGGATGCCGCGGCACCCCACGCTCGCCGCTCAACCGTTGGGCAAAGCGATAGGAGGAAATGCCGATGGACCGCTACGACGCCTGGAAGAGCAACCCACTCCTGCCCCACATCCGGCGCTCCGCCGGGCTCGACCCCGACGGCCCGCGGTTGTCGCCGATGCAACCGCGGCTGTCGCCGGAAGAAACCCGGCAAGCGCTGTGCCGCGCCAGCGAAGCCGCTACCCGCGACGCCATGCTGCGCCGCGCGGTCGGGCTGCTGTGATGACGCAAAGCCTCGCACGCGTGGCGAATGGGCTTGACGCATGCAACATTCCGGGGGTACTCGCAGAGCCAGGCTGGCCGAAGCGTCAGCCATGGGACCAGGAATCCGTCCGTGACCGGTTGCGAGAGGCCGCGTGGACCATCCAACGCCTGCCAATGCCACGAAATGGCCGCCCCGACGACTTCCGCGTCGCGTGGCCCGACGTAGTCTACGATTGGCTGGCCTATGGCTGGCTCCCGGCCAAAGCCCCGCGCATCCCGCCAACCCCGCAGGAAATCACCCGATGCGACGAGGTGCTCGCGTGGTTGTTTCTGCTGACCCGGGACCAGCGCCTCGTGCTGTGGGCCCGATCGCAGCCGCGCCCCTGGGGCTGGCGCAAACTGGAGGCGCTCGATGCGCTTGAGCGCAACGGCCGAGGCCGCGGCAAGCATCAACTCCGGCGGATCATGCACGACGGCGAGTGGCGCATCATCCACCACCTCAACGGGACACCGGGACGCCTGCGGGTCGACGAGCGGGGGTATGCGGTCAGGTAGGGCGCGGTGATCCAGGCGAAGCAGCGGCCCGACGAACAGCGCAGAACGAACCGTGGCTGCCCGTGGATCGCCGAGTGTACGGCCGATGGTGTGGGCTACCGCGCAAGCTCGCGTAGCGGTGCCTCGCATGCGTTGGCGAGGGCCTTGGTTGCGGCCAGTATCCCGGATCAGCCGATGAGCGTGATAAGCCAAGGGCTTAGGGGCGAGACGCGGTTTCCTTCGATCCGCGTTATGGCCGGATTTACGATGGCTGAGAGCGCGACCCAGCCGGTGCACAAGGTGCGGTGGAGCCCAATGCCTGATCAGGATGCCCAGAGAGCTATGCGGGACGCTCGCCAGATGCAGGGAACTGATGTCCCTGGTGTGGGTATAGCCCCAGAGCAAACAGGCCCGCTGGCGGCGAGACGCAACCTCTCAGAATTGATCGAGGTTTAAGGCATGCCGGCCGAGGAGCACATCGCCAGCGTCAATTGCTGGTGCCGCCCGGTGCAGGATGACGACGAGCCCGGTGTGTGGATCCACAGCGATAGTGTGCGACACACCGACACCGACGCCGAGATGCGGGACTACCAACCGTCACCAAATGCAGTGACACAGGGTGATGACTGTCAGTGACAGATGGCAGTGATATAACCAAGCGCGAGGAGCAGGTGCGCGAGCGCGCGAAGCGGCTTTGGATGCAGGCTGGCAGGCCCACTGGCCGCGATGACGAATTCTGGCACGAGGCCGAATTGCAGATAGAGGTAGAGGAGCGAGACACGCGCCCCGACCCGTCACCGCGAAGAGGCGGCGCGGCGTAGTTATGCCCGCACCCAAGCGCAAAGCGGGCACCCCCAAAGGCGCTAAACGCGGTGGTCGCAACGGCTCGCAGCCGGTGTACACGCAAGCGCTGGCCGATGAGATATGTGACAGACTGGCGGATGGTGAGCCGCTGGCAGCGATATGCCGATCGCCGGGTATGCCAGTGCAAAGCGCCATACGAAAGTGGGCGTTGGACCGCGCTGACTTCGGTGCTCGATACGCGCGTGCGAAATCTATTGGTTACGAGAAACTGGCCGATGAAGTGATCGCGATTGGTGACGCACCAATCATCCATAATGGTCATCCCGACAACGCGCTTGTGCAGCACGCCAGGCTGATGTCGGACAACAGGAAGTGGCTGCTATCGAAGGTTCTGCCTAAGATATACGGCGACAAGGTCGAGATCAGCGGCGACGCCAACGCGCCACTCCTCACGCGCATAGAGCTGGTGGCCGTGCGGCCGAAGCAGATCACGATCGACCATCAAGATGATGGCAGCGATGATGGGACAAAGTAGCTAACAGGGCTAAACGCCAGCATTACTGCGGCGGTGTTGCGGAGAGTGTATCCGCATACGCCCTGCTCCCCTCGCGCGCACGCGTATAGAAGACAGCATCGGCCCGACACCCTGACGCGGATGGTTCCATGCTGGCGGTGGCGTGGGCCCCACCCACCCCCACGTTTACCCACCCCGCCCAAATATTTTTTTTGGAACCGGCATGAGTGAGCCGCAACTCATGGTTGTCTATGACGCTCCAGTAAACCTGCGGCGAGCATTCTTTGAAAACGGCTTTCGCCGGTACGGTCCACGCGGCAGTTCGTGGTGTCGCGATATCGATCGCGATAGCGACGAGGCGCGCGACCTGGAATACGAGCTGCAGGGCGTCGGGCTGACGGTTGTCTGGCGACAATCTAAACCGCGCGCTGCGCACACACACGCGCGCCACACACGCGCGCGAGACCCTAATGAGACACCCGCCACACAGAGAGAGCCGCATGAAACCTAGTCTTTTGGTGGCGGCATTGTGTCTCGCGGCGGTTTTTCCCGCTTCGGCGCAGAATGCGTTTGCCCCCGGCGGCCCCACGGTAACCCTATCCGTAACCGGCGCGACGGCGCGGGTGCAGGTTCAGACGGCGGCGAATAGCCCGCATTTCCGGATATATAATAGCGGCACGGTCCCGGCCTTTATCGTCTGCGGCGATGTTGCCAGCGTCGCCACGGTCGCGGCCGGCATGCCGATCGCCCCCGCCAGCGTCGAGGTGCTGAGCTGCAATCTGCAGCAGTATGTGGCGGGGATCAGCGCTGGCACGGCGGCGACGTTATATATAACGCCGGGGGACGGGCTGTAGCGGATGCCGGAGCCGGTGCGCCTGGCGCTGGCGCTGTTGCTGGCGGCAGCGATTGCTGTCCCGGCATCTGCGCGCATGCATGCGCCGTATCGCGGGCACCGGATAATCCCGGCCAATGCGGGGGTGCTGGACGGGTTTACCGCCCCTGCGGCGGCGTATTCCTTCAGGAAGCTCCGGACGGCATACGCCGGGTCAGCGGTAAAGCTGCGCCGGACGACCGGCGGTACCCAAGACATTGGCTTTGTCGGCAACGATTTCGACACGGCAACCGCCGCCACCTTCTGCGCCGCGACCACCTGTTTCCTCGACACTTGGTACGATCAATCGGGCAACGCGCGCCATCTCGTGCAGGCGACGGCGGCGAACCAGCCGCAATACATCGCCAACTGCAACGGCAGCTTGCCGTGCGCCAGGGCGCTGTCGGCGAGCACGGTTTTGTTGATGGCGGGGACGGTGACGCCCGCCATGCCGGTGAGCTTGTCCACGGTGGCGCATCGCAACGTGACGAGCGGCAACGCTTGTTATTTGCTGAGCATGGCGTCGGCGGCGCCGCACAATCAGATCATCACGCCGGCGGCGGCGAACAGTTGGCAGCTCTTTGGCGCCAGCGGCAGCATCATCGCGACGGCGGCGGACGGGGCGTGGCATGCGGCCGAGGGGGTGGTCAACGGGGCATCGAGCGTTTTCAACATAGACGGCGCGGAGACGGCCGGGACGATCACCGGCAGCGTGGTGGCGGGCGGGTTTAACGCACAGAACAACCCGGCGGCATCGAGCCAGTGCAGCCAGACCGAGGCGGTGGTGTGGAATGGCTACGCGCTGACCGGCGCTGAGCGCACCGCGCTGCAGCAGAACCAGCGCAACTATTGGATGCCGCTGCCGCTCGACACCTTCGCCGCCCCGAGCGGCGCTTACTCCCTGCGCAAGCTGAAGAGCAGCTACGCCGGCCCGGCGATCCGCCTGCGCCGAGCCAGCGACAATGCCGAGCAGGACATCGGTTTCCTGGGTTTCACCGGCTTTACCGGCGCGCCCATCGATACGGCGGCGGCGAACGCGTTCTGCGCCAGCACAACCTGTTTCGTCCGCACGCTCTACGACCAGAGCGGCAACACGCGGCACCTGGCGCAGGTGACGACGGCGATCCAGCCGGCGTTCCTGGCAAATTGCGGGGATGGGTTACCGTGTGTTCGAGTGACAAATACTCAGCAAGTTGAGCTAACGGTAGCGCTGCCGATAGGCGCTTCAATGACGCTTAACGCTGTGGCTCGGCAGACGACACGCCCAACTCCTGGCGGGTTTCTGTCATGTTATTTTGCTGGTGCTGGGCAACAGCAAATAGTACCACACGCAGACTATGACATTTTATACATTGTTGATGGTACGCATAATATAAATCCCGCCGGATGGACCGCGCTTAACTGGCACTCGCTGACGGGAGTTTTTGCGCCGGGTGTTGCTGGGGTTGGTTTGGTTGACGCAAATGCCGAGACAGTCGGCACGATGAATGTAATTGGTGGAACAAACTTATATGTTGCTGCTGGTAATGAAACGCCGGGGAATGTTTGTGACGAACGAGAGTTTATAGTCTGGTTTAGCGCATCTACGTCTGGGGAGCGGGCGGCGCTACATGCTAATCAGAAGAGCTTCTGGAGCATACCGTGAGACGCTTTCTCATGGCCGTGGCGGCGCTTATCCTGCTGCGCGCGGATATGTACCAGGATGCTTCCAACGCTGATCTACCGGCCGCTTTGAACAATCTCGGGGCGATGTCGAATAACGCGGACAACGCAAGGCCGGCAACAAAGACAAATCTCGGTATTACCCGCAACGTGACCGATTTCGGCGCGAAGTGTGACGTCGAGTATATCGTCGGTGCCTACACGATCGCCGCCGGCAGCACGACGGTAACGCTTAATCCCGGCACCGGCACGGCGTCGATCACCGGCAACACGATGGATGTGACGGCGTTGTCGGGCACCCCGCCGCAGATCGGGTCGGTTATCACGGGTACGGGTATAGCTTCGGGTACGAAAGTAACCGGGCACGGCACCGGGAGTGGCGGCACCGGGACATATATCGTTAGTCCTAGCCAGACCGTAGGATTGACGGCGATCACGGTACTGGCGCCGTTTAAGGATATCGGTAAACCAAAACTTGTAACGATCAGCGGTCACGCAGCCGGCGGTAATATTCTGCGCACGACGATAACCCCGACCAGCACAACAACCGCGACGTTGGGCGCGCCAAGTGTACCCGGTACGCTCAATATGTTTACGACCGGGTTGTTGTCGAAGGCGACCGGCAGCGGTTATGCGCCGGGCGATACGATCACTCTTGCCGGCGGCACCTTGTCGGCGACCGGCGGCACGGCGGCGATCGGTACGGTGCAGAAAACTTACGTGCGAGTTGCGACGATCGCGGCGGGCGGTACCGGCGGCACCAACGGGACCTACGAGGTCTACGGCACGACCGGTAACGGTATGCGGGTGGTCGGCAACCTGACGGTAGCTGGCGGTATCGCCACCGGGTTCGCGATCACCGATGGCGGGCATTACACCTCGAACCCGACCACCCCGGCCACGGCCAGCATAGCGACAGTGGCGCCGGGGATGACATTGCCGACCGGGGTGACCCTTAACCTGACGATGGATGTCGATCTGATCGCGCCGCTGACGCCGGGGCTTTACGCCAATGGCGGTATTCCGGCCGAGTTCACCCAGGCGAGCACGAGCGGCACGGGCACGGGTGCGACGTTCTCTCCGATGCCGGCTTACAACGGTTTGTCGTTGGTCTACGGCACCGACGACAGCGCGGCGTTTAACACAGCGATGAACCCGCATCTGTGGCCTGAGCCACAGACCGGCGCTGCTATTGAGATGCCGGAGCGCCCCTGCGGCATCGCCTCGACGGTGACCCGGTCGGGTGCCAGCACCGAGTTGCACGGCACCTCGAAATCGCCGGTCGGCGGGATGCAGAGCGGTATCATTCCAACCGGGTCGACCCTGCAATGGCTGGGTCCGGTTGGCGGTACGATGTGGAAAGACCAGCCGATAACCGGCGCCCAAGGTGCGGTCTGGAACAAGATGCTGGGGGTGGGATTTAGCTGCGGCATACCCAACGGGATTTTTCCTAAATGGTCGACCCCGGTGGCGGCGGTGGGGCTCGACGCGCGGGCGCAGGAGATGCCGGAGTATGGCTGGCTGAGCTTTGACGCCTGCACTAAATACGATATGTATACCGACGGGGTGACCGGCGCCAATTTCCAGCACGCCGAAATCCACGATATTAGTTTTCTCAACGCAAACTTTAGCGACGGTATCGGACTGTACTATGCCAGTGGGCCGTCCGGTAACGACAGCGATTACGCTATCATCCGCAATCTGTGGGGGGTTTATCAAAGTGCCCCCCTACTTTATCTGGGGGTGCTGGATAACCTAAACGTCAAGAACGTCCACTTTTTCCAGCGTGGCACCCAGAAAGTTTACGGCGTCGATATCGCCGGGCCGGTCTACGGCACGGGCGAAACTGATCACGCAAACTCGGGTATCTTTGAAGCCCTCTCGACATCGAGCGTGATCCGGGGTTTGGAAAGCAGTGCAACGCCGTCGACGAATGTGCTTATTACCGGGTTTGATCAGGCGAACAATGCGCCGGTGATTGCTGAGCGGCCGGGGCACGGTAATCTGACGTTTATGGATTACAACGGTCGGATGCAGTTTCCGCCACACAATTTTTATAATCATACCGGTGAACTCGCGCTGGGGCGGGTGTCACAGTTTAACGATGCTCCTTTTTATATATGGGGTGCTAACAAACAAGCGGTATTCCAAAACTCGGTAGCTAATTCCTATATGCAGCTTTCTCTAATAGCGCATGATTATTCTTCAACTTTCAGTGCTGTCGGTTTGCAGTATGCGGGGTCTGGGGTAACCGGCAATGCGATTACCGGGGTGCCCAATGCTAACCTCGGCAAGCTGATATTTCAGAATACTGCTGCCGGGTTGATTACGACTAACGGTGCTGCGCCAATAGTTTTTGCTACCTCCTCGATCGAGCGGGGGAGGTTTAATAATGCCGGTTTTCAAATGGCACCGGTTACGGTAGCGACATTGTTTTCCTGCGGTCCGGTTACTAAGCACGCAATGGTTCCGGTATCGGACCAGCTTAGCGCGCCAACTTATCGGGGGGCGTTGACCGGCGGCGGCACGATAGCGGTGCTGGCTTATTGCAACGGCACGAGCTGGGAGGCGCATTGATGAAGAAGCGCATCCTGATCGCCGCCGTCCTGTCGCTGGCAACGACCGCGGTGCTGGCGGATATGTACCAGGACGCCAAGAACGCGGAACTGCCGGCGGCGCGGCAGAACCTGGAGCTGGGGACGGTAAAGTCGGAGGGCGCCGCGCCGCCGAACGCCGCTGCGTCGACCAAATTCTACGGCTACACCAATGTCCCTGGCGATAACATCAACTACAGCTACGACAAGATCCAGTTTCAGGTACAAACCGATCCCGACGCAACGGATTGGGCGATCGAGCAGGCCGGCAAAACCGGGGCCGGTGCGACCCGAGTTTGCCAGACGAGCGTCGGGACGACGGCGGATTGCAACTACATCAGTCGGGGCTGGGCCAGCCGGCATTTTTTTGGCAATGGCGCGGGCGGGGTTGCCGAGTTCAGCTTTCGCAATACCGGCTATGTGCCGCCGGCAGGCCCGGAGACGGGCTACTCCAGGGCTTGGGTCAAGCTCGTGGCGCGTGATGACGCCACTGCCCAGATATCGGCGGCGGGCACGGCCAATGTCGGGTTGGAGCTGCGGCCTAAAGGCGTCGGCACGGTTAACGTCGGGCTAAAGGACAACGATGCCCCGGTTAGTGGGACTGGTCAGCTCACGTTTATTGCATCGAACACCACTGCGCAGCCGTCGCAGATCAAATCTGACGGCCATGGGGTTCGGATTGTCGGGGAACGGATAACGACGCATCGGGCGCACGGTGCTTACACGGTCCCAATCGGGGAGGCCGGCACGCATTATCACAATACTTGGCTCTCCGGCGACGGGACCCCGGCCTTCACAACATTGACACTGCCGGCGGCCTTGGTTCAAGCGGTGCCGGTCGGGCAGGCAGGAACAGGCGGCGGTAATTTCTGCTTCGCGGTCGATGAACCGCAGCTCTTTACCGTGCAGGCAGCCCCCGGCGATAAGATCGCTATCGGTGCGACCAACTCGATAGCGGGCGGCAAGATAACGTCAAATCAGCCGTTTGCCAGTATCTGCCTGGAAGTTCACAAAGACGGTCAATGGTTTGCCGTCTCGACGCCGGATAAAACACAGTGGACGGTCCTATGATTACCCGGCGCGCCCTCCTCGCCTCGGCCGCTGCTGCATCGCTGATCAGGCCACGCCCGGCTGCGGCGCAGACAACCGGCGTGACGCCGATCTTTATTAACTGGGGCGGCTGGTACTCGCTACAGAACCCGTCGCGGCAGAACCACGTTCAATTGAGCCCGGCGCAGTGGCAGTTCCGAGCGCCGTGGTTCTGCAATGTTCTCGGTCCCGAGCGGATCACTTGCGAAGGCACCCAGGCCGACGTGGATTTGGAATTGCAGGCGGCGGCGAACGCGGGGATTAAGGCTTTTGCTTATGTCAACGGCCCAAAGTTTATTCCCGATGGCAGCCCTGTTTTCAAGGCTTACGAGCTATACAATTCTTCGCCTTATAAAGGCCTGGTCAAATGGGCTGGATATGTCGGGCAGGAGGAGTTCGGCAACAACCCCTGGTCGGACACGGCGGCGTGGCAGTCGCATTGCAATTGGTGGGTGAACAATCAGTTTACCCAGACAAATTACCTCAAGATAGGCGGCAGGCCGGTTCTGATTATCAGTTGGCACGCCGACACTCTGGCGACGCATTTTGCCAACTCGACGGCAAATGTCACCACGGCATTCAACTATTTGCGATCACAGGCGACTGCGGCAGGAGTAGGCAACCCGTATATCGTTTCGCGCGCCGATCCGTGGGGCAACCCCAGCTCGGTGCAAGCGGCACCCTGGATTACCGCCGACGCGATCACCGACTACAACCCGGCACTGCTTAACTCGGCGCTGCCGAACACGGCCGCCGATCTCGACACGATGACGCAGGCGTGGTGGGCGGCAAAGATGGCGCAAGCTACTGCCGCCGGTATCAAATACGTCCCCAATGCCATTCTGGGGTGGGACGTGCGTCCTCGGATGCAAATCCCGGAAAGCGACAGCCCGCGCACTCCCTGGAACGGGCACGATCAGTATTTTGTCCGCGGCACCCCCGCCCAGGTCGCGACGCATCTGCAAAACTGCATCAATTTTATCGGCGCGCACCCAACCGAGTGTGCTTCCAAGCTCATGTATGTCTACGCCTGGAACGAGTGCAGCGAGGGCGGCACAACCGGCATTCCGATCTTGGGCGATCCGCCGACCGGCACGCCGCCGACGACGCTCATGCTCAACGCGATTAAGCCAGTATTGACGGCGGCGGCATGACCCCTGGAACTTACGATCTGTGCATCTACCGGGGCGACACCGGGCGCTGGCGGTTTGTCTGCTGGCAGGACGCGGCCAAGACGCTGCCGAGCGACTTTACCGGCGCCGTCGCCGCGGCGCAGATCCGCGACCGGCCCGGCGGTAATCAGGTGACCCAGCTTTATTGCGGGGTCATCGCGCCCAACGCGGTCGACGTCTCGATATTGCCGGCCGATACCGCCAACCTGCCGCCGCGCGGGGTGTGGGACCTGCAAATAACCTACGCCAGCAGCGATATCCGCACCCTGGTGGCGGGCAAAGTCCTGGTGACGGGGGACGTGACACAAACGGCGGTGCCGCTGTCGCCGATCGAGGGGCCTGCCGTGATGGGTTCGGTGCGGGTGGTGTACCCGGTGAGCGGCGAGACCGTGATCATGGGGTCGGAATTTGCTCTGCATGTGGCGAGCGGGCCGCTGGCGGCGCTGACCATCCGGTTGCCGCCGGGTCTTCCCGACAATGCGCTGGTCGAAATCTCGTTTGCCTATGACGTCGAGCTTCTGAGCGTGACCGACGCTGCGGGCTTGCCGGTGGCTGGGGGGCCCGATAGCGGCCACGGGCCGGGCGCGGCGCTGGAGTTCCGCGTGGTTCCCGGTATTGGGCTCGTGTACTGGAAATGACCGCGCCGGTTTGGGCTGGATGGGCTGCGTACCAGTGGGCCACGGGTCGGGCACAACGGTACATCGCACGAGACTTGGGTCTCTCGCTTGGGACGACTTGTGCCGGTATATCCAGGTTCGTGACTGACGCTTACCCCGAGCTTGCGAACGGAGAGGAAATATACGGTGGCGCCGCCCGCCGCCTGAACGTGTATGGCGATGACCGCAAGGAGTTGGTGCGTCGTTATTTTTCCTGCCATCTCGCGCCGGAGCGGCCAATCCTGGCAAGGACGACGGCCGAAGACCCGCCTCGCGCCAATCGCTGGGGACCATTTGGCCGTGACCGCCGTTTGGGGCGGGTTTTCGACCCCGACGAGTGGCATGCGCCGCGCGATGTGTGGCTGACCTACCTGCCGAGCCCCGATCCGAGATTTGACAACATGGTCCCGGTGGTATGGCCGACACCGTAGCGATCGACATCGTCGCGCAGCCGACGCCGGTGATCGAGGTCATCGCCGGGGTTGGCCAGCAGGGTCCGCCGGGGCCCGCCTGGCAGCCGGGGTTTACCAGCGTGACCGTCTCGGGAACGCTGCCGTCCGGGACCAACGGGTTGGTGCTGGTCGATAGTACGGCGGGACCGATGACCGTGACCCTGCCGCCGGCGCCAAGCCCGGGCCAGACATGCACGGTGAAGGACAGCACCGGGCACGCCGGCGCCAATCACATCACCGTGGCGGGCGGCGGTTTTACCATCGAGGGGGCGCTGAACCTGGTGATCGGCGGCAATTACGGCTGGGTGCAGCTCGCCTTCACCGGCGTGGCTTGGGTGCAGATTTAGATGCGGCGTCTCGCTGCGCTTCTGCTCGCCGCGGGGCTCTGCGCGCCGGCATTGGCGCAGCAGGTATCGGACCCGCTCAGCAAGACGCCTCCCGCGGCGTTGACCGACAGCAAAACAGCAGCGCAAACGATCGACTCCGGGACGTTTTCGATCTTCACCCAGCCTGGCGTCACTGCGATGTCGATCGCCAACGCAGTGTGCGGTGGGGTCGCTGGCTGCGGCTATACCAACAACGACGCCATCCGCGGCATCAACGTGGCTCCGGCCGGTTCCACCGTGGTCAACACGACAGCGATAGCCGGCTATCTGCGCAACCAGGCGGTTGCCGGCACGCCGCCCAGCTTTGGGCAAAACTCGGTGCTGCTGTTCGGGTCGGGTACTTGCGAGGTCGACGGGTGCAAGACGTGGGGCGTCAACACCGTTCTGGTCGACGCCGCGGGGAAGGGCATGACCTCGGGGACAAACCGGGTAATCGTCGGGGCGGAGTACGATTTTATCGTCTCGAACGCCGCCAATCAGGCCATTGGCGTTATGGTGACCGGTGACTCACTGGTGCAGCCGACCTTGGCGAGTGCTTATGTCGTTCTGCCGTTAAGCCAGGCCGCCGGCCCCAACCCTATTCATTGGACCGGCGGGTTTGTCACTGCGTCGGGCGCCGCGTCCGAGGCTTTTATTGCCGGCGCTGTAGCGCGCTCGGGCAATAACGTGCCGTCGCAACGCTCGATTTTTGGGTATTACGATAACACCGGGGCATCGGGGGCGGTGGGTATCGGGGCGGGGACGGTGGCTGGCAACAATACGCCCCAGTTTAGTTTTACCTCTACCGCGCCATCGGTTGATTTGGCGCTGTCCGGGATGCTGAAATTGGTCGGCTACCCGCCAGGCGGCATATCGTCGGGCGGCAACAACATTCTCGGCACAGGGATCGGCGGCTCCATCAACGATCTGTTTGTCGGTAGCGGTCCCGGCCTTGCCAATGTGGCGGTAGGCGGGGTCAACGCGGTGCTTAATCTGGCCGGCACCAGTGTCAACGTGGCCCCCAGTGGGGGCACCTTGTCGATCCAGTCTCTGCCGCCGATTGGCACCGGCACCGGCAAGCGGTTCTTGTGTATCGATACTACGACAAAGCGGGTTTACGAAGCCTCCGGCGCGACATGCATCTAGCGGCGTTTTGGGCGGTTTTGTTGCTGCCGTTGCTAGCGGCGGCACAACCAACCGATCCGGTGCAGGCCGGGATTATCCTGTCGTTGGATCTGCAAAAGCGGGCCGTGCAGGCGCAGGATCTTGCCGCGACGTTGGCTGCCGCGAAAAACCGCATCGCCGAACTGGAGAAGCTCTGCGGCGAACCGTGCAAGCCGGCGGCGGAGGCCAAATGACGGACACCGCGCCGCTGTCGGAGGCGGCGGTATTGCGCAACCAGCGCAACAATCTGCTGGCCCGGGTGCTCGATCTGGAGGTCGAGGTAGCGTTGCTGCAGGACGAGCTAAAGCGGTTGCGGCGCTGGCCGGAGCGGCCGGAACGCCTGGCGGCGGTGGAATGAGCACGGCGCGCGCCCGGCGTGACGCCGGGCACCAGCCCGGCCGGATCGAGTTGCCGGAGAAATTGGTCGAGGTGTTCGACGGCCCGGCGCTCTATCGCTGCGCTTTTGGCGGCCGCGGCTCGGCCAAATCGAGATCCTTCGCAAAGATGGCGGCCGTTCACGGTCTGCGCTGTGCGCAGGCCAACGAGACCGGGGTCATCGTCTGCGGCCGGGAGTTTCAGAACAGCCTCGACGAAAGCAGCATGGCCGAGGTCAAGGCGGCGATCGAGAGCGAGCCCTGGCTGGCGGCGATGTACGAGGTCGGCGAGAAGTACATCAGAACCCGCGACGGCAAGATCGATTTTGCCTTTGTCGGGTTGCGCCGTAACATTGAAAGCGTCAAATCGACGGCCAGAATACGGCTGTTGTGGGTCGACGAGGCCGAGCCGGTATCCGAGACCGCCTGGATGAAGGCAATCCCAACGGTGCGCGAGGAGGGCGCCGAGATCTGGGTGACGTGGAACCCGGAGCGCCGCCAGAGCGCCACCAACAAGCGGTTCCGCCTCAACCCGCCGGCCAACAGCAAGATCGCCGAGGTCAACTGGCGGGACAACCCGTGGTTTCCGAGCGTCCTGAAGCAGATCCGCCTGGAAGACAAGGAAAAGCGCCCGGACACTTACGATTTCGTGTGGGAGGGGGCGTATGCATCGGCGCACGTCGGCGCCTATTACGCCCCTCACCTGGCGGAAGCCGGGCGCGAGGGCCGCATCGGCGGCGTCATGCGCGACCCGCTGCTGCCGATCCGGGCCTATTGCGATTTGGGCGGAACCGGTGCTCGCAGCGACGCCTTTGCGATGTGGCTGGTTCAGTTCGTTGCCCGCGAAGTTCGCATCCTGAGCTATTACGAAGCGGTTGGGCAGCCGTTGGCGACGCATGTGCAGTGGCTGCATGACAATAACTTTTCCAAGGCGCAGGTCGTTCTGCCGCACGACGGCGCGACCCATGACCGGGTCTACGACGTCAGTTTCGAGAGCGCGTTCCGCCAGGCTGGGTTCTCGGTTGAGGTCATTCCCAACCAGGGCCGCGGCGCCGCGCGGGCACGGGTCGAGGCGGGGCGCAGAATATTTCCGGCGTGTTGGTTTAACGAGGCGACCACCGAGAGCGGTCGCGAAGCATTGGCGTGGTATCACGAGAAGAGAAGCGAAGACGTCAGGGATATAGGTTTGGGTCCCGAACACGATTGGGCCTCAAACGGAAGTGATGCGTTCGGCCTGATGGCGGTTGGATATGAAGTTCCGCGCGGAAGACCTAAGCAAATCAAATATCCGGAAATGGGTTTCGTTTAAAACTTAGGAGTTTTGTATTGAGCGCACAGGAAATTAACGCCATCCACGAGCGCCTTGCCGCGTTGGAGGCGAAGCTGGCGGATCTGTCTGCCGCGGTCGGGGCATTGCAGGAGCGCATCGCCGACAAGGACGTGTCGTCCGACCTCTACCCGGCGCCGCCAGACCATGGCCCGGCTCGGGCCGAGCGGGCGCAATTCCCGCGGCGGCGCTAAGCCATCATGTACGGCAATTCCGCCGACGCGATCGCGCGCTCGCAGAGCTTCCAGGGGCTGGACCTCGGCCCGGACCTCGACGAGGACGAGGTCAAGGCGGTCATCTCGCGGGAACTGGAGGACGCGCTCGGGCAGGACGGCGGGACGCTGAGCGCGGAGCGGTTGGAGGCGATCAAATACTATAACGGCGAGAAATTCGGCAACGAGGTGCCGGGCCGCAGCCAGATCGTCTACCGGAGCGTCCTGGAAGCCGTCGAGTGGGTGTTGCCGGCATTGCTGCGGATCTTTACCGCCAGCGACCGGATCTGCGTAATCGAGCCGCGACTGCCGGGGCAGGAAGACCAGGCTGAAATCGCCACCGAGTACATCAACCACATTTTCTACCGGGACAATTCCGGCTTTATGGTGCTGCACGACCTGTTCAAGGACGCGCTCCTTGAGCGGCTCGGCTGGGTCAAAGTCTGGTTCGACACCGACAGCGAGACGATCTCAAAGAGTTTCACCCACATCAGCCGCGATACATACGACGCGCTCCTGGATCAGGACGACGTCGAGTTGGTCAAAGAGAGCAGCTACACCGAGGATCTGCCATTGCCGCCTGGCGGCCCGCCGATGGGGCCAATGGGCCCTCCGCCGATGCCGCCCGGCATGCCGCCGATGGGCCCTCCGCCGATGCCGGGGCCGATGGGTCCGATGGGTCCGCCGCCGGGTATGATGCCGAACGGCGCCGGTCCTCCCGGGATGGGCCCGCCCGGCCCGCCGCCTGGTTTGATGCCGCCGCCGATGATACCCGCCGCCGGGGTCATGCCGGCGCCGCCGGTGCCGCAGCAGATGACGTTCTATGACGTCACCCTGCGCGTCACCAAGCCGCGCGAGCGTGTCGTCATCGCCAACGTGCCGCCCGAGGAGGTGCTGTTCTCCCGGCGCAGTAAACGTGGCGAAATCCCGTTCTTGGCGCACCGTTGCCGGCGCACCTACAGCGATCTGGTCAACGCCGGCTACGACACCGATTGCCTGGATCTGATCCCGTGGGACGACAGCGCCGAGCACAATTCCGAGCGGGTCGCTCGCCACTCCGAGGACCTCGACTACCGCAGCAGCGATCGCCGCGACGCCGGCCGCGAGATGTGGGTCGAGGAGTGTTACGTCCAACTGGCGCTCGGCGACGACGACAGCACCACCGAGCTTTACAAGGTCATGACGGCGGCCGGCGGCCATGTGATCCTGACCAAGGGCGGCGAACCCGACTGCGAGTGCGTCCCGGAGATCCCGTTTGTCGCGTTGTGCCCGATCCCACAGCCGCACAAACTGGTCGGGCTGAGCCTCGCCGATTTGACGAAAGACATTCAGCTAATAAAGAGCACTTTGCTGCGGCAAATGCTCGACAACGGATATCTCAGTAATTGGCCGAGAATTGAAGTCGGCGACGACGTAGTTAACGAAAATACGTATGATGATTTGTTAAATTTACGTCCGGGCCAGGTCGTGAGAACCCGCCGCATTGGCGGTATTGCGCCACTGACTGTGCCATATACTGCGGATAAAACTTTTCCCCTAGTCGAATACTTGGACCGCAGCCAAGAGGTGATGACCGGCGTTGCCCGAAGCAACCAGCAGATCAGCGCCGACCAACTCAACAACAGCACGGCCAGCGGCATCGCCATGCTGCAAGCCAACGCCGCCCAGCGGGTCGAGCTGTTCGCCCGGATTTTCGCCGTCGGCCTGCAGGAACTGCTCGGGCACGTTTTCCGGTTGGTCAGGCGCCACCAACAGAACGAGCGCATCATCAAGGTCACTGGCGGCTTTCTTAAAGTCGACCCCAGCGAGTGGGTCGAGGACCTGCCGCTGACCGTCTCTGTCGGCCTCGGCACCGGCAACCGCGACCAGATCCTGGCGCATCTCAACACCATCCTGCAGATCCAAAACGGGATCGTGCAGCAGCAGGGCGGGCTCCAGGGGCCGTTGGTCTACGGCAAGAATATCTTCGATGTGCTGGAGCAACTGACCCAGCAGGCGGGCTTCAAGACGCCGTTTTTCCAGGACCCGACACGCCCGCCCAACCCGGCGATGATGGGCCCGCCGCAGCCGCCGAAGCCCGATCCCCAAGCCGCTGCGGCGCAAGCCAAAGCCCAGGCGGACATACAGGCCGCCCAAGCCAAAGCGCAGACTGACATGCAGATCGCCCAGGCCAAGGCGGCGATCGACGCTCAGATCGAGGCGCGGCACGCCCAGACCGAGATGCAGATGGAGCAGATCCGCTCCCAGTCGCAGCTTGCCGTCGAGCGCGAGCGGGCGCAGCACGACATGCAGGTCGCCGAGCTAAAAGCGCATAACGAGATGGCGATCGAGCGGATGAAGGCCGAGCAGGCGGCGCAGATATCGGCGCTTGAGGTCAGGCTGAAATATCAGGCTGGGGTTTACACATCGGGTCCCGACGCGCCGGTCGATCGGCCGAATGGCGGCGAGATTTGATCGATGGCAGGCCCCGACACTCTAGCCTTATTGCAGCAATTGCTGGCAGGTCAGCCGCTGTATCGGCCGGAAGACCGCGGCAATTACTTGCAGCGTCAGCCATTGGCGGAACCGGCAGAGGGTAACGGTGGCGGATTTTCGCCAGGCCCGTTCGATCTGCCCGGGGCGTATCCGAGCAGGCCCAATTACGGGCCGTTGAGTCCGCAACTACCGCCTTCCGAGATGCCGTTCGGGCTCGGAATTCCGGGCGGCGGTTACTCGATAGCCCGGCCCGGGAGACCCAGTGAGCCGCCAAATGTGCAACTGCAATATAACGTATCTGGGCTGCCGCTCGATCTGTCGAGTTCGTACGCGATGGGGCGGGGAGGCGGGCTGTCGAACTTTATGGCGCGTTATCGGGCGCCGTTTTGAACTGGTGGACCGAGTGGCTGATTTGGCGGCGAGGTCACCCTGAGATCGGGGCGGTAGCGTCTCCTAATCCGCCACCTACTGACCGGGTCGAGCTTGGCGCGGCGGCGCAGCGCCTGCTCCAGGACCCGGTCTTCGCCCTGGCGCTCGGCCGGGTGCAGGCGCGAGCCACCGATGTCTGGCGCCATAGCAAGGTTGGCGATACCACTGCCCGTGAGACGATGTACTGGCTACAGGCCGCAATCGAAGAACTGCGCAGCGAATTGCAGCAGATGGTCGACAACGGCAAGGCCGCTGAGCGCCAGGAATAAATAACCCCGCCAGCGTCGCGAGACGCCGGCAATCCCACGAGATGGACGTAAAGCATGAGTGACGCACCCGCCTCTGGCGCCGGTGATACCGTTGGCTTGCCCACCAATATCGCGCCGAGCGATGCCGACATCGCCAAAGGTATCGAAGGACTGCTCGACGCCGAAGCGCCGCGCCGCCGCAGGGCGCAGCCGGCCGAGCAGCCCAGAGACGACACCCCATCCGACGCCGCTGAGGCGTCAGATCCCGGGCCGGACCCGCTTCCGACAGAGGAAGAGGACCCGTCACCCGAGGCAGACGACGACGAGGGAATTGACCCGGACGAGCCCGAGGAGGAGCCCGCTCCGGCAATCGATCCACCCCAAAGTTGGAAAGCGGATGAGAAAACAGCGTGGGCTAAACTTCCCCCAGAGGTGCAAGCAATCGTTGCCCGCCGGGAAGGTGAGCGTGATCGCTATATCTCGACCCGCAGCCAGGAAATGGCCGAAGAGCGGCGAGCGAGCGCCGAGGCACGGCTGACTGAAAGAGGTGAGTACAAGCAGAACTTGGAGAAACTGCTGTTCGTGGCGGCGCCCGAGGCGGAGAAATTCACTCAAATCGACTGGCAGCGCTTGGCGGCCGAGAACCCGGCGGATTACGTCCGGCTCACCGCGGAACGCGACGCGCTGCGCGGTCGGATTGCCTCTATCCAAGGTGAAATTCAGCGGATCGACTATCAGTCGAACGCGGAACGCGAACAGCAATTCGGGCAATTCCGCCAAGAGCAGGCACAACTGCTGGCGGCGAAACTGCCCGTTTACGCCGACGCCGAGCGCGGCCCCAAGTTCGTCCGCGAGCTGACCGACTACCTCCAAACGCAGGGTTTCACCCCCCAGGAACTGGCCGCGGTCGTCGACCACCGGGCAATCCTCCTGGCGGAAAAAGCCATGCGGGCGGATCGGGCGGCGGCGGCGCGCAACGGCGCCGAGCGCCAAAAGGCGCCGGCTCCCCGGGTGCAGCAGCCCGGGACCAAGGCGCGCTCGGACACCTCAGCCAGCCAACGCAGAAACAACCGCCTCGCAGCTCTGGAGCGCAGCGGTTCCGAGCGGGACGCCGTCGCGTACCTGCTCGAAATTCTCTGACCCCTACCGCCCTAAACGCCGCCTGGGCAGCGGCGCCCGCCAGCGCTGGGAAGCGCCGGCATCCCTCTGATGGAGCCTATTTATCATGGCAATCGTACCAGGAACCGCTCTTACCTATACGGGGCAGCCGGGACTCCAAGGTTTGCGCGAAGATCTCTCCAACATGATCTACATGATCAGTCCGGAGACGACGCCGTTCCTCAGCAACATCGGCCGCGAGACGTGTGACGCGGTGCTGACCGAATGGCAGACCGACGCGCTGGCCGCCGCTGATGTTAATAACGCCCAGTATCAGGGCGATGATGTCGCCACATTTTCGGCTGCGAGCGTGACGGCAAGGCTCGGCAACCGCACCCAGATCATGCGCAAAACCGTGATCATCTCGGGTACGGTCGACAAGGTTAACAAGGCCGGCCGCAACAGCGAATTGGCGCTGCAGCTAACCAAACGCGGCAAGGAATTGAAGATCGATACTGAGTCGATCTTGTTGAACAACCAGGCAAAGGTCACCGGCGCCGTGACCACCGCACCGACCATGGCCGGCGTGCCCGCCTGGATTAAAACCAACACCAATCACGTCGGTACTAACCCGGTCGGCGACGGCAGCAATGTCAGAGTGGACGGCACACCGCGCGCTTTTACCGAGGTGATGTTGAAGGACGTGTTGCGGCAGATTTGGACTAATTCGTCCGAGGAACCGGATGTGTTGATGTGCGGCGGCTCAAACAAGTCGGTGGCATCATCGTTCACCGGCGGCGCGCAGAAGACGGTTGATGTTGCTACAAAGAAACTCACGGCAACCGTCGACATCTATGTCGGGGACTTCCACACGATCAACATCATCAGCAACCGCTGGCAGCGGCCGCGTGATGCTTTTATCTTGAACTGGAACTACTGGGCTGTCGCCTGGCTGCGGCCCACCAGCCAGGTGCCGCTCGCGAAAACCGGCGACGCCGAGAAGCGTATGCTGATCCAAGAGTGCACGTTGATCAGCAAAAATGAAGCCGCGAGCGGAGCCTGCTACGATCTGACCACGCCTTGATCCGACGGGGTAGCGCCCAGCACACGGCTGGACGCCCCCCTGTTACCAGACTAGGGTGATCTTGACCCGGAAAGGCCAGAGCACCATAGTCAGGCTCAGGAGTCGGCGGTGTGCCCTAGAAGGCATCGCTCTCTCCATCGAACGCCGGCAGGGACCATTCCTAGCCGGCGTTCACCATTCTACAGGGCGGTCCATCGCGGGCCGCCCTTTTCTTTTGGGACAAGCCATGCCGATCCTGTTCGACGTCGATCCCGAATACGGGGCTTACGAAACCTTCGATTACGACAACGATAATGGCCGCGTCACGATCCGCCGGATCTGCGACGTGCAGCCGATCATCGACCGCAACAAAGAATTGCAGAACCACGCCGACTGTTGGAACGAGGCGAAAGACATGCGCCTGGCCGCCAGCATCCCGAACGAGGTAGCGCTGATGTGGCTCAACGATTACGGCATCAACTGCTGGCGCAAGGAACACTGGCCGGCGGTGAAGAAGCTCCTTAACTCGAACGAGTGGAAATTTCTTAGAACGAATACCTTCACGCTATGAAGCCGGACACCAACAAACACCGCCTCTACAACGCGCTGAAGCGGCTGGTGACAGAGGTGGAGTTGGTTCCCGACGGACGTCCTCCGACCTACAGGATGTGCATCATCTCGGATGAGGCTCTAGAACAGGCTTACGCTGCGCTTCGCTCATCCCGCCTCAACCGACGAGATCCCGATGCCGCTTGATAGCTACGCGAATTTGCAGACCGCGGTGCTGGAGTGGCTGGCCCGACCGGCCGATCGACTGCTGGTCGATCACGTCCCGGACATGGTGACACTTTTCGAGGCCGAGGCCCGCCCGCGGCTGCGCACGATCGGCGGCGAGGGTATGGAGATCCTCTACACCTCGCCCGGCTACCCGGATCTGGCGATGCCGGAGGATTTCGCCGAACTGCGCCACGCGATGCTGTTGGACCTGGCGGTCCCGCTCGAGTTCCTGACTCCGGCGGCGGCGGCGCGCGGTGTCCTCGCCGGCGGCATCCCGCAGTTTTACACGATCTACGGCGCCACCGACACGCCCCCCTGCAGTAGCGGTGGCGGTATCCAGATGCGCCTGACCCCGCCGCCGGATAGCAGCTATACGGTCAGCGTGACCTACCTGCGCAGCTTGCCGCCGCTATCGGCGGAGAACCCGAGCAACTGGCTGCTCCGTGCCAGCCCCACGGCGTATCTGTTCGGGACCCTGCTGGAAGCGGCGGCCTTTATCGGCCACGACGAGCGCGTGCCGTTATGGGCGCAGCGCCGCGAGGCAGCGTTCGCGGCCCTGGAACGCGCTGACATCAAAGCGCGCTGGGGCGGTCCGTTACAGATGCGCGTCGATATGGCAACGCCGTAGTGGCCGACCCGTTCGATTGGCTGCAGCAGCTTCTGGGTGGTGACGCGCCGGGGATGGCGATGCTGCGCCGGGTCGGAGCAGGCGCCGACTACATGGACGATCCAGGGGGCGCCCCCACCACGCTGCCGCGTGGCGATAACCGCGACCAGCACTGGTTAGCGCCAGGACAGCCTGGTGGTTTGTCTTCAGCCGCCGGGCCGTTTGCTGGCCGCGGTACTTTTCTGCATCCTAACGAACTCGGCATCTACGGATGGCAGGGCCGGACAATCCCGCCAGGAGACGAGGTAATCCGGCCCGGAGATGAGCGCGCATTCGCTGCGCCTTATATGCCAACCGCATCCCCGTATGAATATACGCGAAATGACAATTGGACCGAGATCCTCCGCAAATACGGGCTCCTGCCGCCGGTAGCCGGAGGTGATCTGATGGGCGGTGACAGTAAATGACCATTGTCCCGTTTCCTGAATGGTTGCCCGATCAGCCAGATTTCGCTAGCGCCGGCGCCCCGGTGATCAAAAACTGCGTGCCGGCGACCAAGGGCTCCTACGGCCCGATGCCGACGCCGCAGCCCTACTCGACCAACACCCTGGATGACCGCTGCCAGGGTAGCTACGTCATCCGCGACGCCACCGGCGCGCCCTATGTCTACGCCGGCGACGCGACCAAGCTCTACCGCATGCCGCCGGCCGACAACGCTTTCGCCGATGTCAGCCGGACCACCGGCGGCGCCTACACCACCCCATCCCCTGGCGCCGGCGGGTTCTGGTCGATGACCGCTTTTGGCAACCGCGTCATCGCCAGCAATTACACCGACCCGATCCAGAGCATGCTGTTGACCGGCACCAATTTCGCCGATCTGTCTCCTGATGCGCCAAAGGCAAAATACGTCACTGTCGTAAAGGACTTCGTCTTCGCCGCTAACATCTTCAGTTCGGTCGATGGCGCGGTGCCATGGCGTGTGCACTGGTCCGGGCTTGGCCAGCCCGATCAGTGGCCGACGCCAGGCAGCGTGACCGCGCTGCAGCTCCAGTCCGACTACCAGGACCTGCAGCAACAGGATCTGGGCGCCATCACCGGCATGGCAGCCGGGTTTCTTGGCGCCAGCGATGTCGCGATTTTCTGCGAAAACGGGCTCTGGGGCGGCAACTATGTGGGCCCACCGATCCTGTTTTCCTTCCGTGTCATTGCCGGCGCTCCGGGGACGCTGTCGCCCCTCTCGATCGTGCCGGGCCGGATGCGGACCGCGGCAGGCAGCGCGGCCCAGGTGGCGATGTACCTGTCCGAGAGCGGCTTTCAGGCGTTCGATGGCGCCGTCGCGGTACCATTTGGCGCGGGCAAGTTCGACCGTGAGTTCTTCCGCGAGCTGAACGGTAAGTGGATCGGCTATGTCCAGGGCGTCTCCGACCCGGGGAGCAACCTCGTTTACTGGGCCTTTGCCTCCGAAACCTCGACCGACGGCTTGTTCGATCGGCTGCTGGTCTACAATTGGGACCTGGCGCGCGCCGTGATCTGCGAGCTTGAGAACCCGGGGTTAGCCCCCCAGCACAGCGAGTGGTTGACCCGCGGTCTCTTCAACAACAACGACTACACGATCGACACGATCGATCACCTGGGCGATCTCGACACCGTTCAGCCGCCGTTCGACGACCCCTTCTGGGCCGGCACCACAGCCGGCCGGCTCACCACGTTTGCGCCCGACCACCGTCTCCACACCTGGGTCGGTCCGGCGATGGCGCCCGTCCTTGACTTGCCCGAGACGCAACCTTTCCCCGGCCGCCGCGCCTGGGTGACAAACGCCCGCCCGTTGATCGACGGCGGCGACACCGAGGCCCACGGCGACCCCGCAACCGTCCAGGTCGGGGCGCGCGAGCGGCTGTCGCAGCCTGTCGTGTGGTCGGCCCAGATCCCGGTCAATATCCTCGGGGACTGCCCGCAGCGCACCACCGGCCGTTATGTCCGCCTGCGGTTTGCTATGGCGCGCGGTGTCGCATTCCAGGCGTTACAGGGTCTCGACGTCGACATCGTCCCGGAAGGCAAGCTGCGATGAGCGCCAATTCGCAAGCCGCCGCCATCACGATCAGCGTCGCCCGCAACGAGTCGCAGGGTAACTGGTGGGCCTGGCTGCAATCGATGGCGACGGCGATTAACCAACTCGGTGTCTGGTGCAACCGTCCGCAACTGGCGCAGCTTACCGCCGCCACATTGCCGACCGACGCGGTCGCCGGCACGCTGGCCTTCGTCACCGACTCGACCGTCACGACCGGCACGGTCGCCGGCGGCGGCAGCACGCCGGTGCTGTGCTGGTTTAACGGGACGGACTGGGTCGTCATCGGGATATGAGCCTCCTGACGACTTGGGAAACCGGGGCGGCGCCGGCAGCGCTCCCCGGCAGGGTGATCGTGCGCCTGCCGCCGATCGAGGAGTTGGCGGAGCGATGGCACGTCGTTGGCCCGCTGTTGCGCAAGGCGACGGTCAGAAACGACTGCTACGAGCCCGTTGACCTGTTGCGTATGGCTCTTACCGGACAGGCGGGCATCTGGCTGTGTGAGGTCGACGGCGAAATTGCGGCGGCCTTTGTCACCTGGGTCAAGGATTACCCGCGCCGGCGGGTGCTGGAGATAGTATCAGGCGGCGGCGGGGGTATGAAGGATTGGATCGAACCATTGAAAGCAGCGCTCGACGAGCACGCCTGCCAATGCGGCTGCAGCCATATCGCCAGCGTCGCCAGGCCCGGATGGCTAAGAGCTTGGGGCGCCGAACCCACCGGGGACATTCAGATGGTGCGTGATGTAGCGGGGGTCGCGCGATGAAAGGTTCAAAGCCCGCCGGCACCACCACCCAGACCACCATCAACCCGACGCAGGCGGCGCAGCTCCCGTACTTGCAGCAGGGGTGGGGCTCGGCGCAGTCGCTCTACAATGCCCAGCCGGTCATGCCGTACTACCCCGGCGCCACCATGGCACCGTGGAACCCGGCGGTGCAGCAGGGCTACCAGGACATCTACAATACCGGCGCCGGCGGTGTCGCGCAGGGGCTGCAGCCCAACGCTACCAACGCCTACAACACCGCGATCAGCGGCGGCTATGGGGTCAACAACTCCCCGGCTTACGGCGCCTACCAGCAGTTTATGGCGGGCACCAACCCCTACCAGCAACAACTTGGTGCGCTGGCGAACAGCGCCGGCGGCGGCAATCTCGGTCTCTCCGCGCTGGGCGGTGTCGCGCAAGGCCAGGGGCCTGGCATGCAGCAATTGGGGCAGGCGGCCAGCGGCTACTATCTCAACAGCAACCCGTATCTGTCCGCCATGGTGCAGGCGGCGGCGGACCCGGTAACGCGCAATTACCAGACCGCGACCGCGCCGCAGGCCGATTACAACTTCGCCAATGCCGGCCGCTACGGCTCCGGCGCGATGGCCGGCCTGCGGTCCACCAACGAACAGAACCTCGGCAAGACGCTCGCCGATCAGTCGGCCGGCCTCTACGGCCAGAACTACAGCAACGAGCGCGCCCGGCAGGATGCTGCGGCGTATCAATATGCCGGGCTGCAGAACCAGGCCGGGCAAGGCTACGGCAACCTCTACAACCAGGGCTTGGGGCTCTCCGGGCAGGCGCTCAACAACCTGATGGCGAGCCAGCAATACGGTGCGACCGGGCTGCAGGGCGGCTACCAGTCAGGCAATGCCGCCGCCCTCCAGGCGCTGGGCCAATACCCGCAATTTGCCCAGGCGCAGTTCATCCCGGCGCGATCGGCACTGGAAGCCGGGCAGGGGCTGACGGCGATGACCCAAGCCGAGATCAGCGACCAGATGAAAAGGTATTATGGCGAGCAGAACGCGCCGTGGGACACGCTCAGCAAATACCTGGGCTCGATCGGGCAGCCGACCACCGGGTCGGGGACCACGCAGTCGCCGTATTTCCAGAACCAGTTTGCCAATGCGCTGAGCGGCGTCGCCGGCACGCTGGGGATCGGTCAGCAACTGTTCGGCGGCAGTGGCAGCAGCGGCGGGTTGCTGGGCGGGCTGTTTGGCGGGGCGGGCGCCGGCCTTACCGCCGCCGATTTCTCGGCGGGGATTGGCGAGACGGCGGCTGCCGCAAGCCCGGGGCTGTTGTCTTGGCTGGGCTTGCTGCCAGCCCTTTAATTAAATCGAGGCGATAGGCATGGCAGACATCTCAGCGTGGTCGCCGATCGATGAAAGCAATACGGCGGCGCCGCCGGATGGCTGGCCGGAGTTCATGCAAAATTCGATGGTTAACAACTCCGCCCGGGCCATGATGGGGGCGATCCGGCGCTGGTATGACGACGTACTCGACGGCTCGCTCGCCCTGCCATACGTAAGCTCGACCGGCGGCGGGATGACTGGCGGGCTGACGGTAAACTCCGTCGCCGGCATCAGCACCATTGGCGGCATCACCGCGTCGGGGGCCATCCTCGGCGGCAGTCTGTCCTCGCTGGGGGCGGCGTCAATATCGGGCACGGTGACCGCGGGCGGGCTCGGCACCACCGGCAGTCTAAACGTCCAGGGCGGCGCCACCATTCTCGGCAGCGTCACCACCGGTTTCTTGCAGGCCAGTTCTCTCTCGGTGCCCAACATTGCCACGGTCGGTGCGCTCACTTGCAATAACGACATCTACGCTGGCGGCAGCGTTACCGCCGCGGTTTACCTAACCCACGCGGCCAGCGCGACAACTGAAGTGCAGCCCTATACCGCCGGTCTCGCCGAGCTGCGGCAACTCCGCCCGGTGAGCTTTGTCGTCGGCGAGCACACCCGCTACGGCCTCGTGGCGAGCGAGGCGGCGGCAGTCGTGCCGGAGATGCTGGAAGCCGAGGGCGACGACGTGCCGAGCCTGCAGCCGGGGCATTTGATCTGGCTGTGCGTCACAGCCATCGCTGAATTAGCTACCCGCCTCGAAGCCCTGGAAGGCGTCCCCTGATGCCATCGGGACCTAAAGGGTGGACCTCTTGCTGGTCACCGGGCTGGCTATGGTGTTGCTGCACCGGGCCGATGGCGGCGAGGTGCTTGTCGCCGGCCCCCAGATCACCAGCATGCATGCGGCCGCTACGCCCGGCAGAAACATAGTAGCAAACCCGGCGGCGCGCTGCGCCGTCTGGCTGGCCGACGGGCGGGTGCTGTCCGTTATAGAGACGTGCGAGGTCGTTCGCAGGCTGTTGGAAGAGGCCCATCAATGAAAGCGAAAGCGAAGCCGAAAGGTCATCCGCCGAACACCCCCCTAGAGAAAGGGATGGTCGCGCTGATGAAAAAGAATGACCTGAAGTCGCTCACGGCGACTAAACGCAAGGGCAAGTAAGCCTAACCCGGAGGAGAAGACCATGTCTGATTTTGGTGCAGTGCTGGATTACGCGATGAACCTGGAAGCCTCCCTGCCGGAAAGCGAGATAGCAAAATTTGAAGCTATCAGACCGGCTGCTATGGGGATGACGGCGCGCCAGCAGGAAGAGGCGACTAAGCTTGCGGCCATGTCGCCTGAAGACCGCGCCAAGGCCGAGGCTGAGATAGCGCGTAAAAAGGAAGAGAACCGCGTCAAGTATGAAGAAGAGGCGGCAAAACGGCAGCAGCAGGCTGCTGCTCGCAGGCAACAGCAAGCGGCGCAGCACCCGGCAACGCCCGCCCCAGCGGCTCCCGCTCCCGCCACCGCAGCGGCGGACGACAAGCGCAAGTAGTAAGGGAAACTAACCTATGGCAGACTTCCTCGGCGGCCTGCTCAGCGGCGGCGGCGGGCTTTACGACGACCTGCTGACGCCGCAGCAGCGTGACCAGTTGTCGAGCCGGGGTCTGCTCTCCATGGCCGGCGCCTTTGCCGACGCGGCAATGCCAAGCCGCCTCCCGATACCGCTCGGCGCGGCGCTCGGCAAGGCCGCTGCGGCGATGGGTTCCGGCCGTGATGAGGCGGCGCTCTCATTGCTGAAGGCCGGGATGACGGCGCAGGAGATAAAAGCTCTGCGCCAGAAAATGGCGCTCAACGAACAAATATCGCCGCTCCTGTTGCGTCTAGCGGGCCTCAGCGGCACTGGGGGCGCAAGCGCGCCAGCGCCGGGGGGCGTGCCTGCTATCCCAGCCGCTGCGCTGCCAGCATCTCCGGCGGTCCCTGATACCGCGCCAGCCGCCCCGGCGGCGCCAGCCGCTCCAGCGGGGGCGATGTTTGCCATACCTCCTATCCCCAGTATTTACGGCAACCCGCCCAGGCAAAGCCTTTCCCCGTATACCGGCTTGCGTCCTGCCGCCCCCGCTGCGCCACCGGCACTGCTGCCGATACCGCCCGCCCCGCCCGGCGGGCGGATCACTCCCGCTGATTACGGCGTTCCTAATCCACCACCAGACGCTGGAAGCACTCCGACGCCCGACGATCCGGCGGCCGGCGCCAGTCTCGATGACCGTTACCGCGGCGTTCTGGCTCTGGCGGGGCGATTGGGCGATGGCGCGTCGGGGTCAAGCCTGCCGCCGCCCGACGAACTGATCCGCCAGGGTAGCAGACCCGGCGGTCTGCTGCAGGCAAGCTATACGGGGGCGCCCCCTTTTGGCCAAATCCCTGGCGCGGGTGGAGATGAGGTCGGCAGCGGCGGCGACACTCACAGTCCGGAGTACCTCGCGAAACGAGAGCGGGACCTGGCGCTGGTTGAGAAATACGAAAGCGGCGGCCGCAACATCGAGCAACAGGTTGTTGGGCCACAAGGCGGCTACAACCCGAGCGTCGGGCGGGTAACCGGGCCGTCGTCGGCCAGCGGCTACCGACAGATGATCGACTCAACCTGGCGATCTGCCGCCGGTATGGCTGGTATCGACACGGCAAAATACCCGAGAGCGATCGACGCGCCGCGCGAGGTCCAACAACTGGCGGCGGAAGCGCTGTACGACAAGCGGGGCCTTGCCGATTGGGCGCCTTACAACCGCGCACTGGCACGCGCTGTCGGCTGGTCGGGTCCAATGGGGGACGGCGGCGGCTCCGGTGGCGGCGCCGCTCCTCTGGCAACCCCGGCCGGCGCCGGGGCGGCGCTGGCAACCCCGTCCGGTGGCGTCATCCCCGGCATTGGCCTGACGGCGCAGCAACTGGGTGCGCTCAACGCATTGACCAAAATGGGCGGGCTGGGCGACCCGTTTAACTCACTGTTGGAGACCTACTACAAGTCGCCGGCGTATCTGGGGGAGGCGGCCGGGGCCACAAAGCGCGGTGAGCTTAACGTGGAGCTTGAGCTTAAGCCGAAACTGGAAGCGGCTATCGCTTGGGCAAAGATCGATCCGAATATCAACGAGGCGGAGCGCAAAGCGCAAATCGACCGCTACTCTAAACAGTTGGAGCAAATAGGTGCCGCCCAAACCTCCACGCAAGAGGCGCCAGTCATCGGTCTTGACGGGAAAATCGTCGTTCAGAAGATGACGCAACTTGAATTGACGCAAAAACGCGCCGAGCAAGCAGCGCGCGCGGCCCGCGGCGACACGGCTCCCCGCCCTGGCGACATTGCCGCGACGCCGTATTACCGGCCCGGGCAGGCAGAGCAGGAGACAGCCGCCGGGGCTCCGCAACACATCGGTCCCACCGACACGGTTGTCTACCCGCCCGGCTCAGTCGGCGCATCGCGCTACCAAAACGCCAAAATGCGCGGGCAAGCCCTTCCGGATAATGTGGCTATCCAGCCTGATGGCAGCGTGCGCGTTAGCGGTGGCTATACGCCGGGACAAGTCAAGACGCAGGAGTCGGCCGCCACCAACACCCAGACCCGTATTAACAGCTACCAAGAAGCGGCCAACGCCGCCCAAAGTGCCAAGACGACATTGCAGGGTATTTCCGGCGAGATCGGCAAGGTCGTCACCGGGCCGTTTGCCGATTACGCGCAGAATGCCGCTCTCTACCTCAACACGATCGCCCCCGGTTTCAGCGGCCAGGTCAAAGCCTATGAAGACATGGCGTCGCAGGCCAACGAACTGGTGCGCAAGGCGGTAAGGGCCAGCGATCCGAACCCGTCCTTTGTACAGACCCGCATGGCGATGGACAGCATGCCGATCCCCTCTAAATCCGAGGGAGGGCTGTATAAAATCACCAACCGCATGATCGGCTTGCAGGACCACGATATCGCTCGCGGCAACGCTACCCAGATGGAGACCCCCGGCGGCGCCGAGAAATTCGATAGCTGGTGGCGGCAGAACGTCAGTCCTTACGCATTCGTCTTTGCCAAGCTGGCCCCCGACGATCGCGACAGCCTGATCAGCACCCTGCAAAAAACCGCACAAGGCAAGCGGGAGCTGGAGACCATCGGTAAACAGCTCCAGTTCATCGAGCAGCACGGCGGGTTCGGCATACAATGAGCGCCTTTACCGATGCCCTGGAGGCGCTCAAGGGAGCGCCGCCACCCGATAGCGGCGGCACGGTGACCATCCCGGACGACCAGATCCCACCCGATAGCCCCTATGCCGCTGCTCTTGCGGATCTCGCGAAGACCGCGGAGCAGCGCAAGGCAGCGCTGCCGCCGGCGGCGGGGCAGATGTCCAACTACGATTTCGGCCGCGCCATGATGACGGCGGGCGTGCGCGGGGTCACCGGCCTGGCGAGCAGTCTGTCCGACCCGCTCGCTGGGCTGCGCCGTCTCGTTTCGCCCGAATTGGCAAAGATCGAGGCTGGCGAGCAGGCGCAGGCGACCATCCCGCCGCCGACTGAAATCGCTCGGCGAGCCGGCGATGCGGTCTTTTCCGCGAGCGGCGTGCCCGAATACGAGTCGACAACTCCCCAAGGTCGCGCTGGCATGGGCGCTCTCACGGGCGCTGTGGCCGGAGCGCCGTTCGGGCCCGCGGGCGTATTGCTTAGCGGACTCTCCGGCGCGCTCGGACCCATTATCAAGGACATCACCGGCAGCGACCGCTGGAGCGAGGCGGCCAGCCTAGCGCCCGGTCTCTTGGCCGCCCCCGCCCAGATGGCAGCCGGCGCAGCTCGCAACCGGGTGGCGCAGCGGCTCACCCCCGATATGTACGACGCTGGGATAACGCCGACGATCGGGCAGTTGCTCGGCGGCGGCTACAACCGTTTTGAGCAGGGGTTTGCAAGCGCCCCCTGGCTTGGGGATTTTGCACGGTCGGCCCGGCGCGATGCCATGGATCAATTTATTCGCAGTCCGCTCAACACGCGCCTAGAGAGTATCGGCTCCAGGCTAGATCCCGACACGGCAACTGGCAGCCCGGCTATCGCTGAGGGGCAGACCCGACTTGGTGAGGCTTACGACGCGATCACGCCGCATCTAACCGTGACGGTGGACCCACAATTTGCGCTCACCGATCTGAACCGGATCAACGGTCGAGCCCGCATGCTCCGCCCGGAGCAACAGGGTGAGTTTACCAACGTTTTCCAGAACGAGGTGATCAACCGGCTGACCCCCGGCGGCGTGCTCGACGGCGTAGCCTTCCGTGCGGCCGAGAGCGAAATCGGGCGACGGGCGCAGGACAATATCCATTCGGCAATCCCGGCCGACCGGGAACTGGGGCGAACCTTGATGGATCTGCAGGGGTCGTTGCGTGATTTGCAGATGCGCAGCAACCCGCAGCATGCCGAGGCACTCCAGCGCATCCACGATGCTTATGCCGACTTTCAGCGGCTTCAGAAAGCGGCCAGCTATGTCGGCACCGATGCCGGCATTGCTACGCCGAACCAACTTCTGCGGGCGACGCGCGAGTTGGACAAATCGCTGGATCATCGAGTATTCGCCGCTGGACAAGCGCGGATGCAGGACTACGCCCAGCAGGGCAAGACATTGCTCGGAGACACAGTGCCCGACAGCGGCACCGCTTTCCGCTCGGCGGTAGTCGCCTCACCCTTTGTCGCTGGTTCTGCCCTTGCGCATCCGTTGGCTATGGTTGGTACGGGCGCCGCTGCGGCTGGTCTCGGCGCGCTCTACTCAGGCCGCGGTCGGCGCTATATCACCGACTTCCTGCATGATCAGCCGACCGGAACACCCCCTATGTTGAGCGGGCTACTTGCCGGCCAAGCCGCTCAACCGAAGCCCGCGTCGGCTGATCCGCTGGCGGGCTTACTCAAATATATCGAAGAGCTTCGTTAATTATTCTTCCACCCCATCCACCCCACGGCTAACACCAGAAAAATAAACACAAGAAAGCTGTGCCATATAAATACCAACATATCGCTTATATCCACTAGAGCGCCCCGACCTTGCCGGCGACGCGCAGCAATAGCCACAGCGCCGGCAGCAGCAGCGCTACCACGGTCGCCACCATCCACTTGAGCACCGTCAGTTGCGTCTCGATCGCGCCCAGATGGTTCACGCGTGGAACAGCACAAAGCGCCCGATCGCAATGCCGACGCCCAACGCAGCCGCAACTCCGATCAGGACCTGTACCAGGAACTTCCGGTTCTCGGTCCGGATCTCCTGTCGCAGGCGCTCGATCTGGATGGTCATCAGGTCAATCCTTAGCTGGCGCTCTCGCTCGTTCGGGTCATCCTCGCCGGGCATTATCACGGGTCTCTATTGAGGTAAAGCGATGGGCAATCTGATCGTCGGGCTATTGTGGATATTGCTGGCGATCGTGTTGATTGCCGGCGTTTTTCTCGCGGTCCTCTGGGTGCTGCGCTATATCGGCCTGCCGATCCCGCCCCAGGTCGACAAGTTTGGGCTGCTGATCATCGCTCTCTTGGCCCTGATCTGGCTGGTGACGCTGGCGATCGGCGGCGGCGGGTTTCCGGCGCTGGGATTTCACGCGCCGCGCTGATGACACAAGGGACTCGCGCACCCAACAGGGTTCTCGCTTTCGAGAGGGCTCGCGCGTGGCGGTGGGTTCTCGCGCGCATAAGGGCTCACGCGGTTGGCTGGGTTCTCGCCGGCAGGCGGGCTCGCGCAGCCAGTTCGGTTCTCGCGACACAGCAGGGCTCGCGCACCACGAAGGGTTCTCGCGACAAGGCGGGCTCGCGCAGTCATTCGGGTTCTCGCCCGACAAGGGGCTCGCGCGCTCAATCGGGTTCTCGCAGTTCATAGGGCTCGCGCACACAGCCGGGTTCTCGCTATCGGGAGGGGCTCGCGCTCTCGGTGGGGTTCTCGCCGGGGGGTGGGCTCTCGCGCGTGCAACAGGGTTCTCGCCGGAGCGGGGGCTCGCGCACGGTTTTGGGTTCTCGCACAACGGTGGGCTCGCGCGCGCGGATGGGTTCTCGCATTCTTCGGGGCTCGCGCCGGAGGGTGGGTTCTCGCATTTCGCCGGGCTATGGCGGGTACGGCGGCGGAATGTAATCGGTGTGGCCCAGCCGGCCGATCGCAAACGGAGCCGGCACCGGGCGGCCGAGCTTTATCAGCCAGACCTCGTTCATGTGCGAAAGGAAGAGCTTTACAGCTACCCGCCGCGCTCGCCCGTCGATCTGCGACGGCGGCAACCGCCCCGCCGCATAATGACCGTAAGCCTGCGTTGTTTTCCCGACCCGCGGCAGCCACTCGGTCGCCGTCGCGGCCCGCTTACCTTCATCGCTCATGCGTTGCTCGAAGGCTTTGCGCTCGCGGTAGACCTTGCCGTAGTAGCAATCGTCCCGCCCGGCCAGCTTCATAAACGATTGGCCAGCGTGCCAGCACAGGGTCTTCAGTTGGGCGTTATGAGGCCGTTTCTCGCCCTTCTCCCATTTCTTCTGCCCATCCGCCGCTAATCCGGCAAACGCATATATTTTACCGGCAGTCGGCCTCGGCTCTTCCAAATGCGCCAACAGCCCGGCGCTGATCACCGGGCCGATCCCGACGATCTGGCGCATCCACGCGCCCATGATATGCCCCTGGGTGTATTGATCGAGCGCCCGCCGGATCTGGTTCTCCAGCGTGGACGACTGCGCCAGAAGCCAATCGATCAGGACGTGCGGCTCGGGCCGGACCTCGCCGTCGATTTCAACGCCCTCGCCAAACGCGCGTAACTGGTTGGCTAGGCGCTTCCTCGATTCCTGCGAGATGTAATAGGCGTCGACCATAAACCGGGCTTCCTTTGGCCCCATCGTCCGGCCGGCAATCGCGAGGTCGGTGGTCAGTCGGGCAACCGCAGGTGCGTGTTCGATGATGTCGTCGTCGTCGACATAAGCCGCATAGGTCATCGCTGGTGCTCCCCCTCTCATATCGCCAGCGCCAGCGCGAGCCCGGCCAGCATCAGGCCGAGGAGAAACGCCTCCAGGCGGGACGTCATCGCCGCCACCCATGTGGCCTAGCAAGCGCGGCGCGACTCAACATGCTACCCAACGCCGCGACATTGCTCGGAGATGTTCGCGCGCGTTCGCCATTGGACGGGCTATCGGCAACGCCCTTGATTCCAAAGGACAACCGAACGCCAGCGAACCGCTGCGGGCGCGGTTGATAAGGACGACCCATCCGCCACCCATCCAATGATTACAATCAGTTAGCGCGCCCATCGGCTAACACCCATCCTCCTGCCCCACACCAAACCCCGTATGCGGGCGGCTTTCTGCGGTCTCTCGCGAACGGTCAAGCAGGTCATTGTAGGAGCTGAGAACGATCAGCCGCCGCCCGCAAATCCGCACCGAGCGCAGGTCGCCCGCCTTGATAAGCTCGTAGATGCTCGTCTTACCGAGGCCGGATATGCGCTTGAACTGCTCGACCGTTGCGGTCAGCGGCGCGTCGAGTTTCATGGCCCCACCAAAATCCACAGCCACGCCACCAGCACCAGCGCGCACAGCGTCGCCAGCGGCAGCCATAGCAGGTCGGCGATGTGCTGGCGGGGCATGGCGGCGGCCTCCGTAAATTCAGATGGCTGATAATTCACGTTCTGTGATTGTTAGCAAGCCATAAAATCACGGTTAGTGATTATGGGCGTGGGGCAGAGAGGGGGGACAGGCGCGCCGCACGCCGTTAAAATGCCGACGCCGGCCAGAGTGGGTCTGACCGGCGCCTGAACCGGGTGGGTGGCACCCGGCGGTAGAGGAGCAAGCGGTGATGAAGCACCGTAAGCCCCGACTACGGATTATCGTGATCCTGATCCTGAAGATCAAGATCGCGCGTATCCGCTAGCCGGCGGGCGCTCGGCCTCACGGTCGGGCGCTTCCTCCCTTTATTCGATTGGCGCGGAGTTAATCTTTTCCGCCAGCGCATGCGGGAGCCCGGACGGGTCGTCCTGATAAATCCAATCAAGCGAAAGTCGATACCTTCCGCTCAACTTGACGGCAGCCGATAGCGTCAGTAGCCGAGCGCCCGTCTCATACTGGCTATAGGCATTCTGGGCGATGCCGGCGCCCTTACAGAATTCGGCAGCGTTGAGCCCCATCGCCTTCCGCGCAATCCGCAGCCGAGCGCCAATTTCCTCGGGTCTTAATCTTTGCAGCATCCCCGAAGGATGCCACTTCACGTCATGTGAGTTCCAACCACGTTCCGTGAAGTTGACGGCCATCACGAAATGTGATTTTGAATCGGGCATGAGCGCTGGCGAGATTATCGACTCCCTCGGAGGCACCGGCGCTGTCGCTGGGCTTCTCGGTGTTCTGCCGAACGCGGTTAGCAACTGGCGCCGCCGTGGCCTGCCGTTATGGACGCATGGCCGTCTGGCGCGGGCCGCTGCTGCGCGTGGGGTTGACTTAGCCGAAGACGCATTTCAGGTGCACCCGCCCCGCCGCAGTTCGATTGCCTCGACCGAGGCCGCGTGATGCTCACCGACACCGCCGCCAAGCCGTCCGGTGAGCACCCGCTATTCCATATGAATGGCCCTCTCTCTCGCGTTCCGAACATGACGCGAGAGGCGGACGAATGCGCCGCAATAGAGTTGCGACTGAGATGATCGACGAGGCCGCCGCGATCCGCGCGGTCTACCCGCGCCACACGATGAAGCGTCTCGCGCGGCTGCTCGGCATGCCGCTCGATACCGCGCGCCACAGCCTCTACCGCCGGTTCTCGTCAGCCCGCCGCCGCGAGTTGGCAACGGCACTGCTCGCCGAAATGGACGCGCAGGAGGTGGAGCGGGGTGCCGTGCGGCGCCGACTCGCTGAATGGGCAGCAGAAGAATGAAACGCTGGGGGAGCGATGAAATGGCTGGCCGGCTGGATCGCTTACTTGGTCGCCCGTCTGCTGCACCGGAACGCGCGCTGAGGAAGCAGCTAGCGGTTGCGCGTCGCAAGGAACGCGCGCTGGTCCTGATCGCCGAGTGCGACCGCATCCAAACACTCATCGCCGAAACACGGCAACGCTGGGCGGAGAGACGCCAAGCGTAACCCGCCATCAAACTCCGAAGGGGATGAGCGATGAAGACCGGCGCCGCGAAGCAAGGGCAAAGCGCACTAGCTACAGAACGAAAGCAACGCGGCCTGTCCTATGCGTTCGCCCTGAGCGCCGCAGTAATCAGGAAGCACCAAGAGTGGGCAAAACCGTACCTCCACATTGATTTAAACGCCGGCAATGGACGCAACGAAAGTTTCGGATGTGACGGCAGCCCGCTTACGTTTGTGAAGATGTTTCACGATGCGCCGCATTTCCGCGCCACGTTTATCGATAACGATGAAACGAAAATCGCGCAGCTTGCTACGCACGCGCTCATGCAAGACCCACGCTGCACGCTGCACCTGGGCGACAACGCCGAGTTTCTCAGCAACCTACAGATTAACGGACGCTGGCAGTTCGGCACGATCCTGTCGGACCCGAATGGTTCCGATGTGCCTATCGACGCACTCATCTACGCCGGCCGCCGCTATCCGCAGATCGACCAAATCTTCCACTGGAACTCAACCATCACCAAACGGCTGAAGTACGGCATCAAGCCGAACCAGATCGTGCTCGCCGATGTGCCGAGGCTGATCAACACCAAGTCGGCATGGTTGATCCGCGAGCCGGTCGGGCCGCACCAGTTCGCGATGCTCATCGGCCGCAACTACCGCGGCAAGGATTGGCCGAGCGGCGGTTTCTATCATCTCGACTCGCCCGAAGGCGAGGAGATCATGGACCGCTGTTCACGCTCAACCAAGGAGCGGGCGGCGGACGAGGCGGCTTTCGATGATGACCTACTCGGAGAAACCGCATGAGCGACAACATCGTATCGCTACAGGATCGCAAGTTGGAAGAAGCCGAAGCGCGCATCGAGGATGCTGAGCGCAATTCGTATTATGTGCGGGGTTCCGAATTAGCGGACATCCTTAAAACCAAGATGTGGTTGCAACGATACAACGGCACGTTCGAGGAATACTGTGAAGATCGTTGGGAGCTGCGCGCGTCACAGGTTTATGCGCTCATCGGCGCCGCAACCTTTGCGGCAAAAGTCCGCCACGGCGGACTCCCCGTGCCATCAAGCGAAAGACATATCCGGCCGATCTTGGGGCGCCTGGATGCTGAAGATGACAAACTCGCCGTGTGGAGGGAGGTGCTGGCGACCACGAACGGCGCCAAGATCAAAACAAAGGATGTCGAAGACGCCATCAGTCGGTTCCTCGCTTATCGCGACAAGGAATATGTGACACTCGACGAGTGGCGCGAGATGCCGACCGGCGCTCGGTCGGCCGTGTTGTCGCGCGTGGGCAAGCGCACGCTCAACAAGCAAGACAACCGCGACATCGAGTGGGCCAACTGGTCATGGAACCCGGTCACGGGTTGCCTGCACGGTTGCCCGTACTGCTACGCCCGCGACATCGCCTTCGACATCTACCCGGCCGAGGTCGGTTTCGGCTCGACCATCTGGCCGGATCGGCTGACGGCGCCGGCCAACCAGAAGCCGCCGCAGAGCGAGGTCGTTGCCGACAAGAACATCTTTACCTGCTCGATGGCAGACCTGTTCGGCCGTTGGGTTCCCGACGAGTGGATCAATAAGGTGCTGTCGGTAGCCGCCGACAACAGCCAGTGGAATTTCCTGTTCCTGACCAAGTTCCCGAAGCGCATGGCCGAGTTCGACATACCGGCAAATGCGTGGATGGGAACGACGGTCGATGTGCAGGCGCGGGTTGCCAATGCCGAGCGGGCTTTCGACAAAGTAAAGGCGCCGATCCGCTGGCTCTCCATCGAGCCGATGATCGAACCGCTGAAGTTCACAAACCTCGGCCTGTTCGATTGGGTTGTGATCGGCGGCGCGTCGGCCTCGAAAAGCATGGACGGCACGCCAAGCACGCCGGCTTGGAATCCACCCATCGAGTGGCTGATCGACCTACATCAGCAAGCCCGCGCCGCCGGCTGCAAGATTTACTACAAGACCAATAGCGGGCTCTCGGACATGACTCGCATTCGGGAATTTCCTGGCCGGGATAGCGCCGCGCCAGTCGCGCCCGATGTCTTTAACTACCTGCGCAATATCCCGCAAAAAGACCGGGTCGGATGACCCGAACGCCTGCCTGCGAAGACGCCGCCACGATCAGCGCGCGGCTGCGCGAATTGCGGGCCGAGCGCATGGCGGCAATCGCCGGCTGCCTCTGCGGCACGCTGGGGCCGTCACAGCGCGATGTTGCCGGCAATCTCGTCCACGCGCCGCAATGCCCGCTCAGAGCGACCCCGGCCGCGATGGCGTCGCAGCTTGAGCAGGCGCGCGAAGCAATGCGGCGGGCGCGTGCCCGCTTGCTGCGCGGCCAGCCGTCGCGACTCATCCTACCGACCGACCTGGCGCTGACCGACGATGACATGGCCGAGTTGCGGGCGATCTGGATCTTGCAGACCCAGTGCCCCGCCGAGCTGCCGCTCGACCGCGCCGACGAAATCATCGCCGAGGGCGTCGCCGCGAAATACGCGCGGCACCGGATTCTAATCGACGACTGATCAACAGGAGAAATCATCATGAGGTGGATCTCGCTGCCGGCAGTTGCGCTGCTCGTTGCCAGCACGCCGGCCTTCGCCACGCTACAACTGTCGTCGAACATCAACGGCACGGTGTTCAACTGCGTCGACAACGCCGCGTGCGATACCAACCCGGCAGTCGGCATCTTGTCCATCGCCGATCAGACGATTGCCGGCGTGCAGGTCCTGGGCTCGGCCCAGACCCAGACCATCGGGCCGCTCAACTCGTTAAATACCGCCAGCTTTCAGATCATCAACACCAACGCCGTGTCGGTCCCGATCACCGTAGCCATCAGCGGCACCGACTTTGTCGGCCCGGTATCGGCGTTCAGTGCAGCGGGGTCCGGCACGTTTCAGTCCGCGATCGGTTCAAGCGCCACGCTGACCTTTTACGGCGACACGGCGAATGCACAGGGGGCCGATGACCCGACCGACCTGCCGGGCACCCAGTTGGCGACGCTGACGGCAAACGCCGTCGGTCAAACCGACAGCTTTAACCAGACCTTCAATGGCGCCTTCGTCGATGCCGACCTCTACTCGATGAGCCTCGGCACCACCGGCACGTTGGTTGCCGGGGGCTCCTTGGTCGGGCGGGCGCAGACCATCGTGACGGCGCAGGAGATCCCTGAGCCGGG